ATTGGCCGGCCACGTCGTAATCTCATCATTGATCGTCAGGATCCGAAGCTGGCCCTTCTTCACCCTTTCGAGCGTTTCAACGCCGATTCGCTTGACGGTTTTCGCGTCCAGGACGTACTCGCCGCGGTGCGCAATGCCAGCCGGTTCAGTTTCAGGCCCTTCGCCGGTGTAGCCTCCACGCTGAAACCCGGCAGCGCGCACATTGGCCGGCCACGTCGTAATCTCATCATTGATCGTCAGGATCCGAAGCTGGCCCTTCTTCACCCTTTCGAGCGTTTCAACGCCGATTCGCTTGACGGTTTTCGCGTCCAGGACGTACTCGCCGCGATGGACGATGCCAGCCGGTTCAGTTTCAGGCCCTTCGCCGGTGTAACCTCCGCGCTGAAACCCAGCAGCGCCGCCACTCGCGACCGCAACCAGGCTGGTCGTCATTGCGGTTGTTTGCCCGGCCTGTAACGCTGCCAGACCGGCCCCGGCAGCACCGCCGAATGTCGCCACGCTTGCCAAATATGCCGGTGTCGCCCACATCGCTGCCGAAGCTGCTGCCATTGGCGCTGTTGCTGCTGTTGCGGCGGCAACAGCGCTGCGTCCAGCGACTGCCATCACGATTTGCGTTGCAACCCAGCGAACGCCCATTTGAACAATCGCGCCGACAATTGAACTGAGAATCGTTCTGCCTATCTCCAACAGGGCCTGCCCCCATGTCTTCGTCCGGAGAATCAGCCCGCTGATTCCATCGCTGATGGCGGAAATCGAGGTCTCAAACACGCCCTTGAAGGATTGCGCAAGCTGCTTCGCCCACGTCCCCCATTCATTTGCAATCTCGACCATTACCGCCCGGAACTGGTCAGTGTAGCTCTCAGGATCCGGTCCGAGCTGCAGTTCAGCAATTTGATAGCGCGCAAGGTGTTGCTGCGCCTGAACCAGTTCCTCGTCGAGTTTCATCCGCTCATTCGTGGTGATCCGTTCCGATTCGCGCATTCGCGTGAGTTGGTCGATATAACCGCGAGTCAATGTTTGTTGCTCGCGAATGGCCGCGGACTGCGCCTCCCATTTGCGGACAGCGTCCATGCGCCAGTCGGCTGATGCGCGCGCGAGTCGTTCCTCGATCCGGGCAGATTCGCGCTGGTATTCGACCTTCTGCTTCTGAAGGGTAAGCTCGATGTTTTCGACTGGCGCGGTCGTAATCTGCGGTTGCTTATCCGTTTGCCGGGTTTTCTCGATCTCTTTACGTGCGGCTTCGAGCTCGGCTCGCAACCGTTGCGTTGCGGTCGTAGCTGAATTAGCCGATTCAGTCACGCCAATGCCAAGTCCGGCCTGGATCAGGTCAAGACCGAGCAACGTTTCGTTGACGGTCTGTCTTGCGGCCTGCAACGCTGCATCGAGGTTTTCTTTCCACGACACAGGTTTGAGTTCCGGTAGCGGCGGAACTTCAGTTGGCGTTACCTCGAACGTCGAGCGGAGTTGCTCGCGGATGTGATCCGTCGAGGACTTTACAACGGCGCTGGTTTCGAGCAGCCTGCTCTCGAACGTCTTCAGAGGAGCCGTTTCGGCCTCGACCTTAACTTCGACGGGTTTCAGCGTTGGCACCGGAATCGCAGCGCCTGTTGGTCCAAGCGCGGCGATGTTCAGTACCCTCACCAGCGGCGAAAGTTGGTTCCATTGCGTGACGAGAAAGTTGACCACGGACGCCAAGCCGCGGCGTAGAAGGTCAAGCAGGTGCCGGATACCAGCCTCAGCCTTATCCAACACAGTCTCGACGACCGCCATCAGGTACGGGCCGAATTTTTCGACCGGTGCGAATAGGAGGTCCATTTCTGCCGCGCCGAGCGTGTTCCACGCTTTCGCCTGCCAGTTAAACAGCTCGGCAAACACCCGCTTTACGGTCGCTACGATGATTTCGATCCTGTTCGCGACGTAGTCGATAGCGGTCTGAGCGAGTGCAGCGTTCCATGCCATGATCGGCTCGAACAGGCGCACTGGAGCCCGGATCATCGCCAGAGCGATTTTTTCGATGGTCCGTTGTGCGTCTTCGAGGATTTCGGCCCAGCTTGCGCCGAGAACGCGCCGCATCGCCTCGACGCCTTGCTCAGCACCAGCCTCGAACGCGAGCGCAATGAACTCGGCTGTGCGCCCCTCCTCGAACGCGTGCTTAAACGCAATGACGAACTCAGCAACTGCGCCGCCAGCCCGCGCAAAGCCAAGCCGTGATGCACTCAGGATCGCGGACGTCAGAGTCGGTCCCACAGCCTCGATGATCGGCGCCCAGAAACTCAGTACCGCCGCTTTGAGCCGCTCGAAGGCGACTCTGAGTTCCAGCGCCGCCGGTGCAGCACGCGACATCGCCTCGCCAGCAGCGGTCAGGCGCCCGATTCCTTCCGCTGACTGTGACAGGATCGGTAGGAGCTGGAGCGCTTCACGACCGAACAGTTTCACGGCGAATGCTGCCCTCTGCGCACTGCTGGGTAGAGCAGCAAGCGCGTTGCGCACGGCTATGAACTGTTCCTCGGCGGTCTCTGCGGCCAGTTCGTCCACGCTCAGGCCGAGTCGTTCGATCGCTTCGCGTGCCGGGCCGGCCTCGGTTATTGCATCGCCGATGGCGCGCGTCATTCGGAGGATCATTTGAGACGCGCTGTCAGCGTCGAGGCCGAGACCAACCATTTCGTAGCGGAGCGCTGCGATTGCCGCTGTGCTGAGTCCCGTCGAACGCGCCATAATGCCGAGGTCCGAAGCCACGCGCATCGCGGTCGAGAACTGGCTGAGCGCCGTCCGAACGGTCAGGAACCCGGTCGCAATTGCAGCCAGCCGGGTCGCGAACGATGCAAATGACCCAGCAGCGCTTGATACGGCACCGGTCAGTCCTCGGAATTGCCGTGTGGCGCCAGTGGCAGATGCGTCGAGGGCAACAACTTGCCTGTTTGCCCGTGCAAGCTTTTCGGCGGCGGTTTGATCGCCGCTCACCTGCAGAACAATCTGCACCGGTACTGTAGATTCGTCAGCCACTGCTACTACTTCTCAATCCTGCCGATTCGGCTCAGGATTTTCGTTAGGCGCTCTGCTGGCTTGTCTTGTCCGAGACAGAGCGCGATTGCGCTTGCCATGCAATTCATCAGCACGATCGCGCGCCGTGCATCGCGTCGTTCGGCGGCCTCTACCATGAGACGCAACTGCGCGAGCGAATGCTGGCGCGCCTGCTCGAACGTCAACCCGCAGGCGACACAGGCTTCTGCGACCCACTCATCGAGGCGAAGCGGTCCACGACGGCGGTTTGCCCGCCTGTTATCGCGGCCATCCTTTTCAGGCGCCGTTGCAGCCAGCGCTCGAAAAAATCCCAGTTAAGCCGTTCCCCGGTCGCGAGCAGGTTTTCGACACTTTCAATCTTTAGGGTTTTAGCCCAGCCGGCTTGCTTGCCGCACAGGAACTCCACTTGGGCCAATTCATCATCAAGCAGTTCGAGATAACGTTGACAGGCGTCGAGGTGGAACTGTCGCACTTCGACAGTCTCGGTCGTACCATCGAGCTTCTCGACGGTTACCGTCGCCTTGCCGAGTATCGTTTCCATTGGTTTTGTTTCGTTCATGGCTACTCCTCTGTTGCTATTTGGAACGGATCAGTCCATGCAGACGGTCCGCGATTGTTCCGGGCCCTGATCCGAAACCAGTAAACTGTGCCATAGTTCGCACTTGTCCAGACAAAGCTGTTTTCTGACGGCTGAACAGTAGCAATCCACGTCCACGGTCCAACGCTCGACCGTGCGAATTCAATGTCAGTCAGCGCCCCCTGCTCATTGGTATCAGTCCAGCTAATCTCAACCGCGCCTTGTTCGGTCCAGACAGCGCCAGGCTCATCGGGTACGGTAGGGAGCGATGGCAATGTCTTGAATCCCGGATACGTCCGACTTCTTGCTGCTGCATCGGTCTTTGCCCAGAACGGTGCCAATCCGAACGCTGCGGCCTCGCGGATCATTATCTTGGACTTGGGTGATTCGTCGCCGTAGTATTCCTCCCAGAATGCGTATCGGCCCCTGAGCCGTTTCACCAGCTCATGCTGTGCGGTAAAAGCAAGCTGCCCGTTCAGGTAAACCAAAACGCGGCCCTTGTTCCAGTCCAGTACGACCCTTCCGTTGTGGTCAACTCCGTACTCGAGCATTTGATCCGGGAACCGCCATAGGGCGACTTCGCTATACATGATGCCGTCAACGATGAAGTCGAGGATAACAGCGTTACGATGAAACCGCACGTGGACGATGTTGTGAATCCAGTTCGGTGTATTGCTCGGGCCGCAAGCCATTACAAACAGCCCGTCAGGGCCTTCTCCAGCGATTTGTTCCCATCTGAATGTCGCAGTGAGCTCAATCGGCTCGCCTCGTAAGACCTGGCAGGCGTAGATCGTCTTGCTCAGTCCGAATTTGCTGGCCGTTAGGTAACCGCACTGCACCATTCCGTAGAGACTCCGAGCTTGGCCGCCAGGACCGATCAGCACCCATTCATCGCCGAGTAGCGGGTACCCTGCAGAAGGTTCCTCCGTGTCAGGGCGATTGAAGTCGTCGTACAGCAACGCAGATTTAAGGCCCATCGTCATGTTTGGCCGGGGTATCGTGCCGAGGGACGCCTGTCGCTTGACCATGATTCCAAGTGCGGTTCTTGCCTTGCCAACCGGTGCAACCGGCTGGGCATCGCAGATCGTGAGTCCATTGCAAAGGAGTCCGCTCGCTATCGCTATGACTGTTAAGTGTGTCCTCATATTTTCGCTCAGCTTTTTCACCTGATTGGAGCACATTGCATACACCACTGAATTGCAAGCAGTTATAGCGATTTTTCGAGGTGTTTTTGCGCCTTGTCGGCTTACACGGTGTCATAGAGCGATTACCCAACGAGTGTCGCGCTGTCTTGGTACGGAAGGTCGAGGGGGATCAATTGATGCGCCAAGTTCTTTGAACGCAAGCTCCGCCGTTGCCTTGAGATAGCTGTCATAGCAGGCTTGCCAGTAACAGGTTGCTCCAAGAACTTGCCCGAGTAGGCCCGTCTGCACTTTCAATAAATCGACCCCGTTAATTGAGACCGTCACCGTACCAGCCGCAGCGTTTATGTCAGCTATTACGAGGTAATGGATTCCGACGCTGAGCTGAGGATCGAAGAACTGTTGCTTTCTGAACGTCTCGACACCGTTCTTGCGGATGCGAACGTCGCAACGCGATCGTCTGACGGCGATATGCAAGCCATTGGCACCTGAACAAGCGTTCTGTTCATTCGTGCAGCCCATGCTCATCCAACCCGGATAAGAAAGCCCGTTGGGCACCAACGCCCAGCGGACTTCAGCAAACAGAATCGTAGGGGCTGCGCAAGGGCCACGCTCGTTTATGAGGACGAATTGACCGTCGCGGGTCTGCCGTGACGATGTTGCGTAGCCTGACCTGATGCAGCCGTACCGTCCCGGAGCTACGCCACTTTCGTTAGCGATCAGCCACTTCCCACCCCGAACCGCCGTGCCTAGGTCCGGTTCGGTTGTGTCGGCGCGGTTGAAATCATCGTACAAGCAGAGGCGCCGATGTTCCACCTGATCGTATCGGCTTTCTCTCCAGTGCATTGCAAGTCCAGTGGCTAACGCTCGATGCCATACCCCGCCTTCCGAGTAGTCTATGTCCGATACTAAGCTGGCGCGTTCTGCCACCCCCAGCGCGCATAGGCGCTCACCTCCTTGATTGCAGCTTCTGCCGTTGAATTGCCGTCGGAGTAAGTTGACTCCCAGAATGCGTATGGCCCACAGACTTCGGCAATTGCGCTGTTCTGATAAGTGAGCTGCAACTCGCCGTTCACCCAGATTGTGACCCTGCCGAGGTCGGGATCAATCTTTGCTACAAACAAGTGCGGCGTATTTAGAGGCAGCGCCGGGTTTATGCTCTCGGTTGCGTAGGGTGTAAACACATCGTTCTTGATGCGGTCAATGCTTACAGATGATCGACTGAATCTGAGATGGACGCAATCCTTGACTATGTAAGGCTCAATCGAAGGCCCGCACCCGCATGCAAGAAGGCCCTCAGCACCGCTACCGCCACTAGGGAGCCAAATGCCGCGCATTAAGAGCTGTGTTACCATGCCACCCAACGCGTAAGGCGTAATTGCGAACCACGTGCCGGCACTACCAACAACTGTCGTTGTAGCACGCCCGGATCTGATGCAACCGCGCGTGCCCGGCACCCTCGCGCCAATGCCGCCAATGATCCATCGACCGCCAATCACCGGCGTTCCGAGGTCTGGCTCTGTCGTATCGGCCCGGTTGAAGTCGTCGTACACGGCTAAGCGTCCAACCTGCAGTGACTGTGGCTTGTTGCCAGTCCAATTCGCAGGCTGACCAACCTGTATCTGCTGTGGCTTTTCGTTTGTCCAATTCATACGCTGATCGCCTCAGGAACGCTGTTGGCCAATCCACCATCGGTCGCAACGCTGAACCCGCAAATCTTACCCTCGCACGTTGAGTCGGCAGCTGGATAGCTGAGCTGGAAGAACGGAATTTGGTAAAGATGCTGAATGATCGCCGAGGTCGAGACGGTAACCTTGAGCGCGCCGTTCACGTATAGCCCGACGACCCCGCGGTACGGGTCGATCCTCCAGACAAGCGTGTGAACTACGCCGGTCGAAAGTTCAGGTGAAATCGCAGCCTGCTGGAGGTTGGTCATATTGCCATTGCCGAATACGTCAAGCGTTATGCTGCCCCGGTACCAGCGGGAGTAAATCGCGTTGTAAACGACATAGGGCGACAGCGACTTGGCGAAGCCAGTGCCGAAGAACGGTGGGCCGCCGGTCCCGCCAGCCGTGTCCCATCTGGCCTTGAAGGTCAGTTGAATCGCTTTGCGGTTTATATCCGCCAACGTGGCGTAGAAGTTGCCACCACTGCCAACTACGCTGGACACAACGACGTTGTTCAGAATCTTGCCCTTCGACGCCGGGGTTGTGCCATTGCCGTTGCGCAAAATCCATGGACCGCCTCGTCGTGCAATGCCAAGGTCCGGTTCTGTCGTGTTTGCGCGGTTGAAATCGTCGTCAACCGCTAAAACCGATGCGAGAATGATTTCGGGCTTGTCGTTGCTCCATGCCATATGCTACTCCTTGAGCTTCGCAGCTTCGATATAGTCCCAGTAGGTCTTCGACCTTGCTCTTGCGAACAAGGCTTTCCAGTCATCCTCCGGCACTTGATCGGCGCTGCCGTACTTTTGTACGATGGTGACAATCTCGTCGATTGCGGGCAGTCCGTATTGGGCTATCATCGCAATCACAAACATCGCAAGCTGCAATTGGTTCATTGTCGTTTCACAAGTTCGATCGTTTGAAGAACGTTAGTCGCCAGGGCAACAACGCGGGACGTTGCGGCTGTAACGTCGCCCTTTTGAGCGGCCTTATAGCCAAGTACAACAATCTCACACGACTGCAGTCCTGAAAGGTAGGCGTTGTACGCTTGTTCGACCGCCTTGTGCTGCTCTGGCGTCACTGGAACGGCTGCGCAATAAGCCCCCCACGATTTCATAGCCGCGTCAACGGTAACAGCCGTACTGGCAATGACGCGGTATGCCTGCACCTCGGTTGTCTTGCAACCAGACAAGGCTAGGGCTAGAAGGACCATTCCAGCCACGAATCCAAGTGTGACTGTTTTCGTGTTCATTTGCTTTCTGTCATGCAAGGTCTCTTGGCCAGTTCGATTTTGAGTTGTTCGAGCGTCTCGAGCGACTTCGCCTGCAAGTTAATCATCTGCCGCACGAGCCACGCCGAGAAAGAGATCGCTGTTATTGCAGTTACCAAGCTAAGCCAAACAATGTCTTTCTCACGGGCCAGGTCCGCGACTGTCGGCGTCGCTGGCGCCGCAGTCTCCTGCGCAAGCAGGGCAAGGGTTGTGCCATGTGCCAACCAGAAAGCCACTGCGAGCCATGTCAGCAGGTTAATGCGGTTCGTGTTCAAGGGAACTAGAGGGATCCGGTGTTCAAGCTGGAGTGGAGCACGTCTGCCTCGAACGTGAAGCTGACAGGAGCGTCACCGAAATCCGTTTCGGCGTTGATCGTGAGGTGGACCCACAGGTCAACAACGTTCACGAGCTGATCGTTGTGGTCATATTGCTGGATTTTGAGCCAGCCGTTTTTGACCGACCCCTCGAGCGGATTATACTGCTCCGACTGTTCATTGAGAGCAAGCGTTCCAAACAGGTTTTCAATCGCGAACGGACTGAGGTCGTCAACCGTGAACGTTACCTTGATCCGCTTCTTGCTTTCGAGGACCTCGTACAGCCGCTTCTGGCCGGGGCTTGGAATCCAGCGTTCGTGAACTTCCCTTTGCGGTTGGACTTTCAGGTCGCTTACAAGGCCGACGTCAATCCAACCAGTGTCATCAGCGCCGGGTTTGCTTTCGCGACCGCAGGTGCCCGGGGCGGGAACGGTGTAACTGTCTCCTTCGCGGAAGAACCAGACGTGATTACCAATTATTCTTGCGCCAGTTGTGAGTGCCATAGATTCCTTTCACTACGTTTCGTTTCGGCATAGTCTATTTGCGCCGCCTGCGCTGCCGCCGATTGCAGCGCACGCTGTATTGGTTCGCCAGAGCCATAGGTGGTCTGGTAAGTGTGTTCGGGACCCGACCTTTCATTTCGCATCCCATCCTTTTTGCATCTTGTTGCACGGCGATCCGCGGAACCTCTTCCGTCGGCGCTTTCGCCAGCCGCCACCGACCGTTGGAGGCCCGTCGCCGTGATTTGATGCCGTCTTTTTCATTGTCGCCTTGTGCCTCGGAGCGTCCGCGGCAGCTTAAGATTGATGATCAAATTTACGTGCACCGCCAGCGGAGTTGCAAACATATTAACAAACCGAAAGCTTACACCAGCAGCGAAAAAGCCGAATGCTGGGTCAAGCATTCCATCCGGCTTGCATTCGATCGCGTCACAGAGCTTCTCATAGGCGCCGAGTGCGCCTTGAAGGCCGTCTTTGAGGTCCGTTGCCAACACAAAGCCGATGTCAAGGCTCGGTCGCGCCACTTCCTGCGGCGAGGTTATCTCCTGCGGCAACATTCCGGTCAGCCGGAGCCACGGCAGCGTGGCTTTCCCCTCCACCTCTGCCGCAAGCTCGCGTCTGAAGTTCCAGCCAGACAAAAAACCCCCATCCACGTGGGCCTGTATCCGGTCCAAGACCAATGTTACTGACCTCGCGTAAACGCCCATGTCACGGTTTTATGCCGGCGATTGCATTCCTGATTGTCGCCCGCATCTCGTAGAGCAATGCGCTCTCCACAAACGGTCGCATCCGCGCGACAATTCGCCGAGGTTTGATGCCGCGCACGCGCCTTCTGAGGATGTAGTCCTCGCCGTATTCAAGGTCCTCATTCCATCCGAACGATGCCTTCCTGTTCAGCGGTATGTAAAGGGCACGGGCCCGCTTCGGGTAGATGAATCCGGTGCCTTCATTGGCAGTGCCGAATTCCAAGTAGCGCATCACCTTGTGAGGATTACGCACCACCCATTGGCCGGGTTTTTCGCCTTTCACCATTTGCCACGACCGCCGAACTTGGCCAAACCACCTTTTGGGCGTCCGCTCCACAACCTCTCTTAGCACCCTGGCTGCGGCGCGTGCAATTGTCGCGTCAACAGACTCCGGCGAAAGAGCCCTTTTGATCGCATCGAAAAGCTCATTTGCCGATCTCGAGTTAACGTTGACGGTAATCATGGGATCAAGGGTCTTCGCTGGCCGATAATATCCCAAGCGGCTTTTGGAATCTCTTTGTTCGTGATGTGCATCACCGAACCATCAGGCCCCACGATCTCCTTCTGATTATGCCCCGTGAACGCTGCGGCTATCATTATGCACGCGCGCGTGATTTCCTGCGGCATGCCCTTTGGCACGTCCGTTGAAGCGGTCTGCGGCCAACCAAACAGCCCGTAGATTTCGACGCAGTCGGTCTTGTCATCGCCAAGCCATTCGAGCTCATCCACCCGGATCAGCCGCCGTCCAACTAGGACATAGTCTTCACCCGGCACCTGCTCTTCTTCCTGCCAGACGACCTTGTCGATCCGCTGAATGTGGAGGTAAGGAATCCATATCATGTCAGCAACGGCCCACCTGCTGCAGCCGTAAATCTTGATCGGGTTGGTCGTGTGGTCGTGCTGGTAGAAATCATACCCAAGTACGCTGTCGATGAACCTGCTGGCGTGGTTGATCGCTTCTTCGATAACCGGGACAAGGCTTTCATCCCGGTTTCGCAGCTCTTCTTGCACCTGCGCAACGGTGCAATATGGATTCTCAAGGGGCATTTTTTAGGGCGGTTAATACGTTGACGAGCAGCGCGCGATGCTGTGTCCGAGGGGAACAGCGGATGCCAAGCCGCTGTGCCAGCTCGCGTAGTTCAGCCAAGGTCAACTCCATTATCTCGAGCCGTCTAACCCTCTCGGGATCATTCTCAGGCGAATCCAGAACTTGAGCATCGCCGGTGTATTTCCCAACGGGCACAAACTGGCTTGACCCTCCTATTGATTGTGCCTCACGGTTCGTTAGCCTGAGCACGGAACCGGCTCGCACGGGGCCGAATCGTCCCAGATTCGCCAGTGGGCCCACATACACGAACTCTTTCATATCAAGGCGATTTCTGGCTGGTGTCGTTCGTGTTCGGGTGGTTAACGCGCCGATGTAGAATCAACTGGTGCTGAAACGACACCAGCCAGTAAAGCCATTAGGACGGTCTGACGATCGTTTTTGAGCTCCTTCGGCGTTCCCATACTACATGTTCCGGTTGGGGCCAGCCGATTTTAAGCGGCTGGCCCGTTTCACCAGCGCAGGTAGCCCGCGCGCACGCTACCTGCATTCGCGTGCGTATCACGCCGTGTAGTTGTAGCCGATTGCCAGCGACGTGATCGACGCGCTCGGCGTTTCGAGCGGCGACATGCCCCGCCGGAAGCTGGCGACAACTTTCGTCATCTGACAATCAATATCGCGGAACGTCTCGACCATGAAGTCGCGCCTTCGGCCAATGATGAACTGGGTCCGATTAACAATCAGGATCGAACCCTTCGTCTTTGTAACGCCGTCGTACACGCCATTTTCGTTGAGGTCCTCGCGGCAGGCCGCGCTCTCGACGATCGGCACGCCCCAGATCGTCTCGAGCGGGTTGCCGAACAAGGTGGCGTTGCTGCCAGCCTTGTCAGCGGTCATTACCTCAGGAAGCGCCAGTATGTCGTTCTTGCCAGCAATGCCGCAGATCAAAACGCAATCGCGCGGGTTACCGGAGTATCCCTTCATGAGCTTGAGTAGCGCCCGGAGGTTCGCCGACGTGACACCACCAGTCGAGAGGTCCTTCCTCGTTTCCGCCTGGGCCAACGCGTATTTGCGGAACCCTTTGAACGCTTTCTCAGCGGCCTTCTGGACGGCGTCGATGTCCGAGTCCATGTGGTTGGCGCTGTCATCACCATTGATGACAACCGACTCAAAACACTCAGCAGCGCCTTCGGCGAGTAGCCGTTCAATCCAAGGAAGGATCGGAATCACAGCGTCCTCGCTGAGCTCGTAGCTGAACGTTACCTTGGCCATGAACCTCTTGGCGTCGAGCGTAACCAAACCGGTTCCGGGCGTGGATTCAGTTCCGGGTTGGCCCTCCGTGCTCTCCAAGTAGTACTTCGGTCTCGTTGTCGAGAGCGGCATTGTGAAGGGCTGAGTCGGCATTGCAATCTCGTACGCGGCAAGGAGCGCATAGAGCTTGCTTGCCATATACATGCGCCGCTGAATCTCGGCGGAAAGGTCTGTCGGTACGAGCTCATCGCCGGCCCCTTGTCCGGTCGAGGTGAGCGCCTTCAACCCGTACTGCATCCGCGAGATCATCGCGTCGCCGAGTTTCTCGCCCTTGCGAATGACGTCCTCGGAGATGCCCTCGTTCATCGGGCGCCGGGTAATGATGTTCAGCAACTGCTTGCCGTGCAACGGCAGGTTGCCCTTGCACCATGACACGGGTATCTCGATGACCTCGCGGGTAGCATCGGACGGATCAGCTACCGGCTTCGCCTCAGAACGGGTTTGAGCAAGCGCGCGTTTCGCTGCCTCTTCAGCCAGCTTGCGCACTTCGTCTGCAGTCACTGTCTCTGCAGGCTTGGCTGAGACCGCCTTTTGGACGGCCTCGGTAACGGCCTCAGAGATGCGCTTGTCGGTTTGGTTGAGTACCTCACCGACGCTTGCCTTGACGGCCTCGGCAATGAGGCTCTTGACTTCGTCTGCGGTTAGCTCATTGGCAGTTGGCTTTTGTGGCTCGCCGCCAGCCGCATTTTGAGCATTTCCCTTGATGGTATCGGCTTTTCCTTCCATAGACGTTTCGTGTTAGTTCGGGTCCAAGCGTTTCGTTTCGTTCCAGCCCACGTCCCGAGCGCCTGCTCGGGCAAACTCAACCGGTGCCGGTCATCTTGAACGCCATTGCTCTGCCCTCTTCTTCGGTCGTTAGCGATCGTACCGAGATTGTGGCACGCGGGTTCGCAGGCACTGCTACCAACGAGCCTTCCCAGAGATCAACCTGTACTATGGTGCGGCCATCCTCAGCGTAGTGGAAGATGCCGCCCATGCTCAGCGACCGCAGGATGCCCTCGACAACCTTCCACCGGGTATCAGTATTTCCCGGGGCGTTGCTCAGCATCGCCTCAACGTACAGGCCGTTGTCGTCCTCGATCGCCCTGGTGAATACCCCGGCAAGACTTCGCACATCATTCTCGTGGTTGATCAGCAGCACCGGGTTGGCCATGAACTTCTGCAGCGATTCGGCGAACGCGCCAGGACGGACAGTCTCGCCGTCCCGGTCAATATTGCCGAACGTGGACAGATAGCCGTTTATGGTCACGTCCCTGTAGTCCACGACGGTTCCGTTCGAGGTTACAGGGGTCCATTTCTTTCGGCCCTCGCCGGTTATGTCAATCAGAGCCTGCCAGTGCATCATTTTCGCTCGATGCACCGACGCAGTCTTTGTGCGAACGACCCGCAACATGGCATCCTACTCGCACGGGCCAGTTGGAAACGCAAGCGAAACGCGGCCACGAAAGCTTACATTCTCTCCCACAGCCAATCCGGTGTGTTTCGGCCTCCTGGAGGCCAAATCGCAAGCGCCTTGATAACCCCCACATACGCAGCGTCCAAAACAGCGCGGCGTGTTTCCTTGTCGGGTTCCTGTTTGAGCGCAGGCCACATAAAACCGCTTCTTGCTACCGATTCAGCCGGGCCCGGGACCAGAGGTCGCCATCCGGTCGGAGACTCGACTACGCCGATCGCCAAGCCGTTGCCGAATGCGACAAGATATGAGTGCTCATCTCCGGCCACGATTCGCATGTTTTTGATGTGGATTCCGCTATGCATCTGCGTTTTCCGCTATTTGAACCTCGATACCGAGTGAATTGAGTTTTTCCACAATCTGCGCCGACGGTGGAGTGTGGTCTGGAAAAATTACCCGCCGAATGTCTTTTGCCGTTACCGGCTTGTGAATCTGTACTTCCCAGTAGTCGTGTTGCGCTTCGACCCCCAGTTCACCCCTTAGCAGGTCCGTTAGCGGATCGCCATAGCGCATCAAGGATGTTGCACTGAACCAACGCGGCTGGTTGACCGGGGATGCTATCATCAGCTGGCGATATGCTCCGTACCTGTACTCCCACGACCGGAACGAGTCGCCGAGGGTCATCGTGCAGTATCTGCGCACGTCATCCTTGAGCTCAAGCGCGACTTTGCCGTATGCGCCCACGGTGGTATATTTTCGGATTGAAGCCATCCTGTCCGGGTCAAGATAGCCGTAGATCGGCCTTTGGGTCTCCGGCGCGTTTCTTGGAACGCCAATTGCCCGTTCCTCGACCATGATGCGCCGTTCCCGGCAGGATGCGTCCGTTGACAGGCTGGGCTTGTAGCCTTCCTGCAATATCCGATCCAGAACGTTTTCATCCTTGATTCTGATGTAGATTGAGCTCACTGCAGTTCGCCGCGCCAATGCCCGTTCAAGCGTCTCTTGGTATTCGCTTACCGTCATGCCGTGGCGGCGCGCGATCCGTTCCATTGGCTCGAAGATCGCAGGGTCAAGCTGAGAAGCCCGTTGTTCTATCTCAGCCAGGCCCGGCAGGTCCGGCGCGACCTCGACGAAGTCCGGTCGTGGATCAGGTCTCGGCGCAATGTTTTCTTGGCCTTGGCCGAGGTCAACCTGCTCGCCCTCGACGGATCGGATACGGCTTGGCACCATGCAACCGGTGTGGTTCGGGTGAAACCTGAGCTTGGGCGCATCCTGCACAGGCACGTCTCGGATATTGCACGTGCTCTCACCGCGATACATGAACTGCTGATAGGACGGCTGTCCCCACCGTTCTTCCTCACGCGATTCGCAGCCAAGGACGGATACGTGCGTCACCACGCCGCTTGCGGCCATTGCTTTCGCAGTCGCTTCGTTCCACGCGAGCATCGTCTCGGTTCGTGCAACGGTTCTTACCTTCGTTTCGCTCCAGTTTCGGAGCCCGGCACGAAGCTTGTCAGCCACCTGAACGACGGTATCGCTCTCCTTGATCGCGTCTCGCAGGAGCTTGAGGACTTGGTCTCGCGTTGATTCGTTGATACCGGTTATGCGCTGCGCAAGCTCGGCGCTGTTGCGGGCCACGGAGCGACGCAAGCCCTCGTCTTCGAGACCCAGAGTCCTCAAACAAAAGTCCCGTCCGAGGTCAAACGTCTGATCAGTCGTATGCCTTACGACTGCTTCTACAGCAAATCCAGCCTGCTCAAGTTCAGCCTGAATCGCTTCCCGCCAGATGAACTCCAGCGTGCCGGGATCAATTCCGAGGCCTTGGGGTTCAATAACATGCTTGGCGGTCTTGCCAATGATGTTCGGGACTCGCTTGGCCAGCGCCCCGTAAACTTTCTGCAGCCTTGTCCTGAGCTGCGCTTCTGCGGTCCGCATGACGATTTTACCCCCGCGGAAAAAGGTCATGATCAGTCGTTCGCCCTCGCGGGCGAATCGAGTAGCGTTCCACGTGCTGCGCGGCAATCCAGTGTAAAGGTTTCTGTCCGCAGACCGGTTTTGCGGCACGGCTTGCGTGCGTTTTCGGTGTTCAAGGGTTGTGCAGGCGCTCATCATGCTGGTGCAGGAAACACGCTGACCGCACAAGCCACTCGCATTACGAATGTTGGATCACGCCTATGCAGTTTGGCGTGGTTCGGCTCTGTGAGTCGGCAGCGTTCGCGCCATAGCGCGCTCCCTTGTCCACGCGAAGGCAGTCCGCTTGCCAGCCGGACTCGTCCCCGCCCGAGTAGCGCCACTGTCATCGGTACCGTCCTTAGCAGGCTGTTGCAGGACACGGTCGTCCTCGTCCTCGATCGAAGCAAACGCAGGTTCGGCTGGCCCGACTTCGTGCACGGTTTCTCCTACAAGGCTCTCTTCCTGTTCAAGAATGTCGTCGTGTTCGGACATATTACAACTCCATGGCTGTTTTCAGGTTTAGTCTCGGTGAAATCCGAATTCGCCGTCGCCGTTCCGGCGCAACACCGCCACCTCGCGCAGTGCAGATGTGGCAAAGTCACGCACCATTTGTTCAGCAGCCCGCTCTGCTCCGGTGGAAATCAAGGACACGCCCGACAACTCAAGCGGCACGAGCCCTGCGGTGATGTAGTGTTGATTCCATGCCGGATTGTCGGGGTCCGTAGGCAGTCCGAGCGCGGCGCGCGCCTCGTTGATGCTGATCAGGCCGCGGTCAAATGCGGTTGCGACTGACATGACGACCTGGGCCTGGATGACCGTCATCGGCTGGAACACAAACCGGTAACTGCCGTAGCCGGTTAGCAGGTCGGTCGTTAACGTGTCCCCAATGCATGTTAGGAGCGGCTTTACCGTATAGGTCCGAAACCGTTCATCGTCAATCTCTGCAGTTGCGTAGTTGGCTGCCTCGCGAATTCCAACTACCGAGAGCGGCACGCCATGCAATGTGTAAATGTTCTCGATTGAAAGACGGCTGCGTTCGATGTCCTGCATTTCTTGCACCGAAAGGCCGAGCCGTTCGTACCGCCACTTGCCGCTGAGCCATGCCGTTTTACCGGCTTTTTCGGACCCGCCGTACTGTGCCTGCCAGCGCGCCTTGGCCCGTTCCCACTCTTCCTCATCCGTTACGGCATCCTCGCAGATCAAGATTCCGCTTGGTGCAGCGCCGTTCTTCCAGAATGCGCGTTGCCACACATCATGGTTTAGGACCTCTTGAAGCATCTGCTCGCCTGCTTCAATCTCCCCGAGGCCGTAGTAGTCGTTGTTCGGGTGCGGCTTGAACCAGTGAATGATTTCTTCAGGCTCGAACGGGATGATCGTGCCGTCATCGCGCCTGTAAGTGTATCCGGTGAGCTTGCCGGTAGCGCTATCGACGGCAATGCGCACTTTGCGCGGGTTCAGCAGCCAGAGTTCGCGAGGGCGCTCGCCGTCCAATGTCGCCTCGGCCTTGTAAGCGTATGCGTTGCCCGTAGCCTTGAGATGGAACGTAAGCCGGTACAGGAAGTCGCTCACTGTCTCCTTTTGATTCGGGTACCGCAACAGCCTGTCGAGGTCCTTGGGCAGCGATTTGACGGGCCCGTCCGGGCCTTGAATTGTGAACGGAGTTGACGCAACCGCGTTCGATACGATGTCCAGTGCGCGCCACGTTGCCCACAGCTTGCCACACGCTGCCGACAGATACGATGCGTAATCCGAGAGTCCCTCGAAGTTTGTCTGCATCGCCATCAGGATCGAGGTGGTCTGGTTCGACTTGAGCCTGCGCAGAAGTTTCCGAAACATAACGTTACTCTTGCGCTCTGCAGGTCCATTTTCAAGGCCGGTTTGCTGCCTGGCGCTTACGCCGTCGATCGCGCCTTATGGCTACGCAACCATGATCTTTCGGGTCCGGGTCAGTAATGCGTATCCGCCACTCACGGCGTCAATCATGTCATCGTGTTTGCCAGCCGGGAACTCCTCGGCCTGCCGAATGAATTCAACGTTCCAATCGCCGCTGACGAGAAAGAATTTGCCAGCTTCCGCAAGCGCAATCCAAGGAAGCGCGCGAGTCAGTTTGTCTGTTTCAACGCGGACCGGGATTGACTTGACGTCCGGCGGGAGAACTTCGCGAAGGTTCGAGTAGGCCGTCTCGAACCCGCCTTGCGCCTCGACGCCCACGAGGATTCGTTCTGCCTCGGCAATGGCTCTGATTCGTTCCCGCGCCTGCGGCCACCACCAACGACCGGTCACGATGTTCGCAACGTAGCAGTTGCCATCCCTGTCAATGCCGACCTTTGCCCCGGCCGTCATGTCGGGGTCGGGTCCGGTCGTGCGGGCCTCGGTAGCTGCCAAGTCCCAGAACCTTGTCCACCGTACGCCCTCGGGAACGAGCTCTGGCGGGATGATTTTGATCTTGTCAACGTGGATGATATTTCCGCCGCGTGCCATCGGCCTGCCACAGTACAGCGCCGACCAGATGTACGTACCGGTTGTCTGCCTGATCGCCTTGAGCCTCTCAATCGAGTAGTATTCAGGCCAGAGCGCCTCGCCCGGTTTCCGGCCAATCGGGTCGTTTTCCTCGGCAATTGCAGGCAAGTTAACCACCGTCCATGTCTCGTCCTGCACGCCAGCCGCTTCAATCTCGGCCATTCGCTGCGGGTCGGTAAGCCGGCCCACAAGGTCGTCCACGTGCCATCGCGTCATTATCACGATTATTGACCCCCACGGCGCAAGCCGAGTGTAGGCAACGGATCGGTACCAGTCCCACACGTTCTCGCGCGCTGCGGCGCTCGTTGCCTCGGCAAAATCCTTGTGTGGATCATCAATAATGAGAAGGTCAGCCGGGTGGCCAGTGAGCGAGCTGCCAATACCAACCGCTTTGTACGTCCCGCCACCAACAACCGACCAGTTGTCAACGCTTTGATTGGCCGGGTCGAGCTTTGTATTGAACAGCCATGCATGCTCGCCGCTCATTATCCTGTCGCGCGTCATTCGGCTGTGCCGATGACTGAGGTCTTTGGCGTAACTGGCCACCACTATTCGGGTAGTCTTGGTTCGGCCAAGCAGCCATGCCGGAAATTCGACAGCAACAAGCCGACTTTTACCGTGCTGCGGTGGCACCGTCACGATCAGCCGCCGTATTTCGCCGGATGCAACTCGCTGCAGGAAGGCGGGCAAGTGCCGGTGCAACCTGCCAGGATGGTACTTGGGGTCGCACAGAAGGACAGTGAACAGCAGGTCCCGCCATGCCTCAGCACGAGCTATGGCCGGGTCCAGTTCCGCCCGCCTCGTAATCAGGCTGTTTTTGGACTTCGGACCCATCTCCATCCTTTAGCTGATGCTCGCGCATCTCGATTTCACGGCGTAACAGCTCCAGATACGCTTCTCGAACCCTTTCCAACTTGAACGGGAGCTCGCCGCCTTCGACCTGAATAGGACCGCCATCAGGGCCAACATGCTGCGCTTGAACAAAATCCTTCCTGCCCCAACGCAACGGCACACGCCGTTCAAGACGCCATGCCGCTGCCTGCCACTGTCCGTTCGCTGCGGCGCTCGCAATTATCTGCAAATCACGCAGTTCCGCCTCAGCCGTTGCTTTTAGGACGGCGTCGGCAAAACGCCTGTAAATCCCCCGTCGGGAACTCGCGCCCCTCCGAAACCATTGATACAGAGTCTCTTTGTGAACCCCCGCGTACGCTGCTGCTGTTTCGACGTAGTTGCCAGCGCGCACAAGCACGCAGATTTTGTCAATTAAATCGTCAGTGAGCTTCGTGCGCCGACCTTGCTTGCGCACTTTCGGCGGCGCGCCGGATGGATACGGGCTGGTTGGGCCCGTGTACTCGACTGCCCCGCCGGTTTGGAGCGGTTCAGTTGCCGCTGGTGTGTTGTCAATCGGCATAGGATGTTACGACTGCTTTGGCTGAGTGTGGCCGGACTCGGCGTCATGCTGTTCGAGGAGGGCCTTTGCAGCCTTCAGTAATTCGGCTATTGCAGTGCCGCCAGCGCGAATGTTTTTAATCCTGCCGAACTGAGCAACAGAGCTCACAAACTGGTCCCATTGGGATTCATGGCCGACAACCATCAGGTCCACATGCTCATCGTATTTTTTGAGCCATTCAAGCACGCGATCGAATTGATGCGGCAAGAACATGAACAGCAAGCACTTTTGCTCGAACTCGAGGGTCGGCGTGAGGATTTGAATGTCAGCGAACTTTTTGTCCACAGGGAGTGCGTCCTGCGGGATGCCGGTCGAAAGGAGGTCGTCGGCGTTGTCGATCAGCCGGAGCATTTCAGCGAGGATGTCCTTGTCGTCAAGGCCGACGAGCGCGTTATGCGCGAGCTGCTTTGCGATCATCTGAGACCGGGTCATTTCAGCGCGGTCGATCAGGACCCAAGCGGTGGTGATGCCTGCGCGGAGGGCGGCTTTGCGTCTGTTATGGCCGCTCACGATCCGGATTGGGCCGACGCCCTTCGGTTGTGCGCAGTAGGGGATTGACTCGAGCTTGCCGCGTTTGCGGATGTTCTCGACGAGGGTCTCGAACTCGCGCGGCGGCATCATGCGCGCGTTAATGTCCGACTCCTGCAGCCGTTCAAGCCATACCTCGGCCAACACCATCTCGTTGCCGACGTCAATTTCGCGGATAATCACGTTATCCGCTATTTGTTCACCTTGGTGCTCGTTTTCTGCCATAGCTTTTCCTTCTGTAGCCATTTCTTCAAGATTTGTCCCGAGGGACTTTCGTCAATCTCGCAGGCATACGTGAGCCGATACCGACTACCCTCGCGTTCACGGCTCATGAGCTTCATTATGCCACGCAGTCCTTTGGCTTCGTGCAGCCTAGTCCGTTCGATCGTGAACACCCTGTGCACGCGAGCCGAAATCCAAGAGTTGAGGTACCGGAGCGGTTCGCGCGACGCAGCAATCATTGTTGTAAGCCGGGTCAATCGAAGCGTGGTATGGGGTGCGCCGAATGCGTAGTCGATCAGGATCGCATCGGCGAATTGGCCGCCGGCCCGGCTCTCGCGGACAGGATTGAAGTTGTAGCCGATCACCCCGGCAACCTTGCCGTTTACGAGTACGGCCACCGACTTCTGCGCCCGCCCGCCCTTTATCCTGTGGCACCAAAGCTCCCGGTAGTATTCCGCCGCGTTGTCGCCGATTGAGACAACCTTGATGTCCGACTGTTCGGTTATGTCCTCGGTCGGGGAAATTACGGGAACCGGTAACGGCACAACGCGTCGCTCGGGCGCAATCGCAACCGCCCGCGGACGGTCCTCGGGCAGTACGCTTTGCACAATGTCCGGGTGATTCGCGGTGATAAAAATGAAGAAGTCACAGCGGAGCCGACGGACGTAAACTGGCGTTCCGTGCATGTGCGCCCGGTCGGTGAACTGCTCGCAGAGTAGGAGCGCCTTCCAGTTTGCCGAATCCTCGATCAGTTTCTTGACGTGCACCTCCGGGTCGAACAGGGTGTATGACGGTTCACGCCATGTCAGCCGGCCGCCAGTCGAGTAAAAGCGCTCAAACCCGGACTTGTAACTGGGCGGCGCAGCAAAAATGATCGTGCCGGGATCATCTTTGACGAGGTTCACGTGATCAAAGATGTCCAGCAACTCGAATGAAATTCCATGTACTCTATTCGCCAACTCGCGTATGGACCGTTCGATACGGGCAACATGCTGTTCCTTCCTTGTCTGCATGTCGTATGCAAACGCCGCTTCCCATGCGATTTTTGATGCCGCTTCCCGCTTCGCAAGGGCCTGCGTAAAAATCACTTCGGCGGCGTCCCTCGCTGGATCACCGGTCATCGGTAACGGCTTGCCGTCGAGTTTGATGTCGAGGTCTCGGAGGTCCCTGCCGGTGACTGCGTACCCAAGGGCAGCAGAAAACAACGTGACATCACTGGTTTCGATCCGGTCCGGCGGATACCCGGCGGCCAAGTAGTATTGGGCCATTGCCAGGCTTCCAGCGCACGGCTCAACGATCCTGTTGTACCCTTTGGCACGGAGTGCCTCGACAACTGTTGCGATAAAGCCTCGTTCCGGCCCGTACGAGTCGGCCAGAGTCAGAATTGTCGGCGCCGCAAATCCGGCCCCTTTTGTTAATGACGATCCACCCATAAAATGGTCCGGCGGGATGGACTTGAACCACCATACACCGCTTAGTTGCGGTTGCTCTATCCAATTGAGCTACCGCCGGTTACACCAATACACGCTTGCAGCCGTTCGATGCGTTTTTGCCCAGATCATACTCCATTACGACAGCAAGGCCCCTCTGCGTGATGAATTGAGCGAGTGTCGTTCGGTGGCAGCCAATCGGCGACGACTCCCAGCAGAGTAGGACTGCGTTTTCGGGTAGTTCCTTCACGATCGACGCCAACTCGCCGCTGATTTCGAGGGCCTTAAGTTGGGCCAGGTACCGCTCTTCCCACTCGGGAACGTTGCGAACGGCCCATACCGCGTCATTCGGAGCGAACCTGGGTTCCCACATCATCATCGCCGGGACCCACCATCTTGGTGCTGTCCGGCTTATTCGGACTTGGACGTGGCTCGGCGGCAGACGCTTGTACGCGCCGTAATAGGACGTCCACAATCGTTTCGTTTCATTCATAGCGTATCGGTCCAGTTCGAGTCACGTTATCACTGCGAACGCGGAGCGCAAGCGACTGTTTTTGGCGCTGCGTTTACATGCTTTCGTCTGACTTACATTGAGAAGAACGCTCGCCGTCTGGATAACTGTCGCCGTTTGATAGATACAGTGCGTGCCGAAATGCGAGCCTGTTTTCGCAGAGCGAAGCCGCCGGGTGGCAGTTCAGCCGATCCGGCGGCTCTGCATGTTCAAGGCTGGCTTGCGCCGCTCTGGTTTGGTTGGTGCAGTGTTGCGTTAGCAGACTCGGAGCCAACGCGCCTGCCGAGAAGCTGCATTGCAACATCGTGATACTCTTCCGCTGTGCGAAGCCGGAACTCGACGTCCCGTTCGAGGCCGGGCCGTTTCTGGTTCCTCTCAGCAAGCGCCCTTGAGATCGCCTCCCGGTAAAGCAGCAACGCCGGAACGATCGGGTCCCGGTAGATCGACCTTGGCGCGAAGTTGCAGATGAACGATGCCCTTTTCAGCAATGAAGCCAAGCTTGCTCCGGCTGTCTTCCAAGTCGGATCGGCCTGGCGAAGGAACTTTTTCAGTTCAGAAGCCAACCAACGCCTGCGCATTCGTCCAATCGTTAGGACGTGCTGTTCGACGGCGTCATAGTCAATTGCGTTATCTTTGAGAAAGTTCATGATAGGTACCCCAATTCCGCAAGCGACAGGAAGGGTGGCAAACCCTCAACCTTCTGCGATCCGATGATGATGTGGTCAAGCAACTTTATCTTGAGAATCTCGCCAGCACTCGCAATGCGCCTCGTCTCCCTTAAGTCCGTGTCGCTCGGCGTTGGATCGCCGCTCGGGTGCGAGTGTGTGAGAATGATTGAGTGCGCCGCGGCAACAATGGCCGGGCGGTAAACCTCACGCGGGTGCATCACGCACGTGTCGAGAGTCCCGATCCCGAGTAGAAACATACCCGTAGCGCGCATGCGCGCGTTCAACGTCCATACGCATATGATCTCGGCGTCCGGGGTCCACCACGGTGCCGTCACCACGATTCTCTTCCATGCCTCGTAAATGCGGTCCGGCGAGTTCATCACAGTCTCTTCGGCGGCAACCGGTTGATCCCGTAGCCTCACAACCTTGCACTCAAAGACTTTGTACGTTTTGGCTGGTTCCATTTGACACCATCCTTTCCATGCGATACGCCGTCGCTCCGCCAAACCGGAACAGGCCGTCATCGAGTTGGTTCCATCGCAGGTCAATAATCACGCCATTGCCGACCGAGAAGCTCACCCTCGCAGAGGGGGGAACGGAGTACTCACCAAACCACTCCGTAAGCGCGCTTGGGTCGTAGCCGGCACATCTTACAATGCAGGTCAGCTCATGTATCGGGAACACCTTGTGATACCGGAGTGCTACTTGCTGTAAGCCCTGCTGCAGTGCCTCAAAGCTGGCGTCGTGCCGGAACGGCAGGTTTTGTTGGAGTTCCATCATTGCTCCTGTGTCTGGTTCGCAGTTGCGGTCTGCTCGGCAGGTCCCCTTGGTTCCGCCTCCATCTCGATGAAAAGACGGCAAAGCTCGTGCGCCTCTTCGACCGAGATTTCGATGCCAGCATCGTTCATCTCGGCCCACAAGCCGTCCGCGTCGTTCGCCAGTGCCCCCAAAGCCGTTAGAACAAGCAATCGGTCGTCGAGGCCGAAGTTCCGGACCATGAACTTTTGGAGCCTGTCGAAGGCAGGGTGTTCAGCGAGCCACTGCTTGCGTTGTTCCGACCAATGCTGAAACGCCTCCCTCGGTTCCCTGCCAGCCTTGACCTTTTTCCACGGCCTCGGTCCGTCTCCTGTGTCCCGGAGTACCCTGCCGTCTTTGAGCCATACCAGCCGATCCGCAAGCCGGTCAACGACTGCCAGCTCTACTTGTTTCGCGCCGTTTTGCTTTGCTTCTTCCTGTTTCATTCCTTGCGTTTCCATCGTTTCGTTTCGTTGCGTTTCCATCGTTTCGTTTCGGCGTCTGATCCGCCTTGCCAGCCCGTATCGCTCACTGGTTGCGCCCGCTGTTCGTCGTCCTGCCAACCACGGGAAGCCGGCAGGAAATCAATTAAAGGCTGAGCTCCAATTGCGCTGTTGGAGACTGTGCTTCTGGCTGCCACTCAGCCACTTCCGCGTAGCCACGTTCGGTGAGAAACTTCGCAAGCTCGCTCCTGTGGCACGTCTCCGCGTCCTTTTCGTAGCAGCAAAGGAAGGCGCCGTCCGGCAAAGCCTCAACGATCGCTTTCAGCACCCCCTGCTCGTCGAGGTGCTGAAGCTGGGCCCTGTAGTGGGCCCGCCAAGCAGGGTCATCGACTTCGACTTGCCCCGCCCAAGCCAGCTTCATCCACACCGGGGCCAACTCCTTTGCCTCGATCAGCTTGTCCAGCCAGCTTGGCCGGCTGTTACTGATCTGGACCCGGACGGCCCCCTTTGGTAGGTGCCGTCCGTAGTAGCTTGTCCAAAGTGTTTTCTTCATTGTTTGTTTTATTTTACGCCTATAGAATGTCACGTAACCCGCTGATTTGCAAGCAGATAAAACGTCTCCAAGCTGATTTTTTTGCGGCAGTTGGCACTGTTTTTGTACCTCACCCACCCCAAAATGCATGCCAAGCCGGAGTTGGCACGGTTTTTGTATTGCACCCACTTCAAAAAGCATGCCAAGCCAATGTTGGCACGGTTTTTGAATGGTCGCAGTACTTCAAGATGCATCCCAGTTCCGACCGTATTTTTCGATGGCCGCCGTCCTCTATCGAGTCCACGGGCCCGGGGCGGCCATTCTCGCCGAGTTATAGGGCAACTGGCTGTAAATGATGCCGTCAAGCTGTCGATTCCGAAGCGGCGAACTCCATCGTTTGAAGAAAAACGGTGTTCCCGTAGCTGTGCACCGATCCCGAATGGCCCGAGCCCAATCAGGGTCCATCGGTCGTGCGCCCGGCCCTGTCTCGCCGCCGACAATCACCCAGTCAAGCCCCTGTCGGGTGTCCCTGCCGTGCTGCCGGCGGAGGTAGGGAGTTAGGTCTATCGGCCCCAGAAGCGGCTCACAGGAGACGAAGTGGATCAGAGCGCGGCTTTCGAGGAGGTATGGGATTCGATCGTCTGCGCCGGCTTGGTTTTCGGCCGTCACGCCGAACCAGACGTTGTAGCGGTGCACGCCGGTCGGCAAATGTCCGAACATGTCGCGGTATTTCTCGGCTACAAGTCTGTCCCAGTTGCTGCTGTTCAAAATTTCCCACATGCGGACAGCCCGTTTCGTCAATACTTGGAATGTATGTCGAGGTGACGCGAGCATGACCGCGAACACGCGGGCAACGAAGTCCTCGTCCACGAGCTCGTGGAACAGGTCGCCCATGCTGTTCACGAAGACCATCCTAGGTTTGGTCCAGCGTACAGGTAGCAGAAGCCTGTCTGGCCGAATCTTAACGTTCTCGGTGGCGTTCTCAGATGTCCACGGCTTTGGGCACCAGCCGAAGCGCCGCGCCATAGCCTCGGCGTAACAGTGCATGCAGCCAGCGCTAACCTTGCTGCAGCCGATTACCGGGTTCCAAGTCGCGTTCGTCCATTCGATCTTTGACCCGTCAGACATGGCTTTGCTCCTGAGCCGTCTGCTAGCGGATCGAGCTGGTCATGCCCAACTGTTTCAGCAACCACCTCGTCCCCGGCTTTGAATCCTTTGCCGCCTGGCGGGCTATTTCCTCGCCGATCGCGCGCGCGAGAGATAATCTCCAGAGGTTCTTGCGATGCCTCCGGGTGCGATTGGGCCTTTTCCTGCCGTTCTTGCCGTACAGCGGGCAGTCAGCCGTCTTGTGAGGTCCGTAGCAGAAAGCGCACGGTTCGACAGCTCTCAACCGTTTCCAGTTGTATTTCTTGAGTTGCACGTTCGCGCAAATTCCAAGAACGCGTCCAAGGATCGAATCACAGCAACACGCCATCCATTCGCCGAGAGTTTTTCCAGCATCTCGGACTGATCTGGCCGCAAGCGCCCTGTCTGGCTCTTCAACTCGACAGCGCACGGTATTGCGTGGCCGCTTGCGTCCTTGAGCGCAAATGTTAGGTCGGGCCAGCCAGTCCTGCACGTCGTGCGCCGGTCCATCCGGCTGGCGTTCCATGCAATTCCCCACCGATCGAGCACCGCCGTCACCTGTTTCATCAACTGCCGTTCCGCCTTGGCATCGAGTTCCTGCCGTACCTCGTCTTCGGTTCGGCCAAAACGGCCCAACTGCGCCCTATCCGAATCGCTCATCATTCGGACAAGTCTGGCAGACAGCCATGCTCGGTTAACGCCCATCGTCTTGAGTTGGTACGCTGTTCCATCTCGCCACGTCCGAGAGTAGTCGGAGCGCCCTCGCAGCCCGAACGTTATCATGCACCCACCGGTGATGTTTGCGGCAAAGCGCAACCCACCATCGCGTGTCCAGAAGAAGTAATCCGGCGCGACCGCGGCTGTGATGAACGTCTGTAGCCGCGCGGCGGCAGCCTGGAAAGCGGCATACGGAGTTGGCCGCAAGCCATCTCTTTCGCTCGGCCCTGTACAACCGTTGCAGGCGTTGCCGTTTGCATGAAAGACGTCTCATTTTGGCATTCCGATTGGATGGAATTGGGTTGTCGCGCTTTTGTTCGACGTGGACGGCTTTGGATCATTAAACCCGCCCCAGTTCATGTAGTCATTCCAGTCCACGTATGCGTTGCGGACAGCCCGTTCGATCAGCCAAGGTTGCTTGCAGTAAAACGTCGAGCGCCCAATGTAGGGGTCAATCCCGCTCAGCAACCAGACTCCTACCGCAGTTCGGAGGTGGAAGTTTGAGTCACACTTCACTCCGGCAGCGGCGTAATTTGCGACATAAACATCGCAGGCGCCATTCTGCTCGAAGTAACAGCCGGAGACCAGCAGGCTGCCAACCGAGCCGGTCACGGCGATCCCATACCGCTTGTTGCCTTCGATGCAGGACGAGATTTTGTTGCCGTAGTGGTCAAAGCCGGTGATCGAGACGCCAACCGTGTTGCCAGCTATCTCACCGCCGGTCACCTTCAGATCGTTCACCGCCCTTCCCGTTAGGGCGATGCCGTTCTCGCAGCCGTTGAAGTGGCAGTCACGCACTGAGACTATCCACGACTCCGTTATGGCGAGACCATTGCTGCACGAGCTAACGCGGACGTTTTCGATCAACCACCGGTGTGCCGTCCTCGACAGGATTCCATCGCACGTTTTTCGGCCAATCAGTGTAACGTTGCGCACCGTGCAGCCGTTAGCCAGCGTCATCATCGGGAACTCGCCATTGCTAACGTAAGTAGCGCCGTTTCCGTCCCAGATTTCACCGGGCTTCACTTTTATTGTTTCCTTGAGAAGGATTGTATCCCCACCCCAGCAGGAAAGACCCAGAAGGCCCAGTCCGGCTAGAAGCGGCACTGTGTGACGCTGTGAGTTTCTGGTTCGTTTCATTTCGCCCCTGCTGAATTTTTGCGCACGGCGTTGAGCTGGCATGATCCGTAAAGCGGGCAGCAGTGCATCGGGCAGTTGAAGGGTTTAGCGCCTACCATTGCAGCCATGAGCCGCAAGTGATCCTCCAAGAACCGTTGACGGGCCACGTTAATATGCCAGCAACGCCATACAGGGCCCGCGGCAATGCCGCGCTCAAGCTGCGGTCGAAGTCTGAAAACAAAGTGTTCGCAGTGACACGAGCCGTTGAAGCCGAACTCGTCGAGATCAACGACGTAAGGCTGAAGCCAAGGCCGCCGACTGCGAACCAGAAAACGAAGCGGTTCGCCGGGCACCGGTCGCGCCGAATCGCAAAGCGCGTCGTAGAATTCCTGCTTCCGGCCAGCCGCTAGCATGACGCCTCCTGTAGTGCTGCGGTCTTGGCCTCGGTCTGGCCGTTGTCGAAGGTTCTCCAGATCGTATCGGCAACGATGCGCACTGCTGTGCGTTGGTTGCCGTTTGTGTCAAGCCATGACTTGTTCTGCAGTCTCCCCTCGACCAGGACGCGATCTCCCTTGTTAAGGCCGGAAGCGAACTCACCCAAGCCATGCCATGCTACGCAGGTGATTTGATTGACCTCGCGTCGGTACTCGCCGCGGTACGTCCAGCTATGCGTGCTCTCGACACAGAATTCCGTGACAGTTGTTCCCCGGTCGGTCTTGCGGGTAACCGGCCTCTCAAGGACGATGCCGCCGAAGATTGCCTTGTTTACGCCATCCATAGGTTTCGTTTCGTTGCTATTCGTTTCGACGAAAGTCTCCCGCTAGCGCCTGGAGCGCAAGCGCAAAAAAAAACAAGCTAGCTTACGCCCTCGGTTGCTTTACGCAACCGGCGAGCTCAGCCGTCCATGCTGCCGGCAACTTACCCCGGCAATGAAACCGGCTCGCCTCCCGACACCGTAACAATCCTGCCTTGGGCGCGACCGATTGCATTCCACAGCACGTTCAGTGCCGCAATCAGTTCCTCAAACTCTCGCGCAGGCTGTCTTCGCATAGGCTTGACCACAAACTCGGTCACAGCGTTAGCACCGTCGTTTCTTTCGACGACTGCACCGCCCGAGATAGCTGCTGACGCGACTTGCGTGAGTAGCTCGTGGGCGCTCTTGCCGTCCCACTCCTCCTTCGGTTGGAAAGGCGAATAGCGATCTCTCTGACCAGCCTCGGGTTCGAGCAGCCGAATTTTTAGTGGTACGCCGGACGTCAGACCGATGTCTCCAACGATCTTCGTGAGAGCCTTTATGTGCGCGCCGCCACGGCCAATGGCACGCGGCATGTCCGCGGAGTGGACTTGTGCACAAATAACAGCAGAACGGGCAAGTTGTTCGACTGATATTTTGACACTATCCTTGTGAATTGCAATGCCAGACAGAATTTTTGACACCATCCTGGCGGTTTCATGGGCAATCTCATCCAT